TTGATACTTTTTCTATTGTAAAATATTTGTATCCGTATTTCTGTAAATCCCCAACATTATCAACCTCACCTAATCTCATAACATTTTCTAATGGTGTGTATTTTCCTCTTTCAATATAAACATTAGTAATAACTTCTGGTTGGTCAATAACATTTAGTAAAGCTTCATTTTTAGTTATTGCCGATAATTCTAAATCACCAGGGACTAATCCATATGAGTCTGTAAAATATATTGTAAAATCTTCATAGTCATGGTAAATCGCTCCGTTCATTGTGTAGGCACTATAAGTTCCTGTTGGATCTACGCCATAATAAGTTCCGATAGCACCTGTTGTTCCTGTTACTTGAATCCCCAACTTAAACTTACCTCCTGATAAATTAATTTTAGGTCCGTATTGTGCCAAATCATTTACGGTGGATTCTGTAAATCCTGTTATTGGAAATGGAACTGATGTGTAGTTGTATGAATAGTAGTCGTTAATGTTTGTATTTGAATCTCCTGTAAAGATATAATCATAGCTTACAGGGTTTGCCGACCAACTTCCACCTGCGGGATAAAATGTTATTGATCCTTGTGGGTTTGGTATTGTGGCGGCACTATATGGTGTTAAAATAGGTTTTTGAACTTTTGATATCCCCCAAGGCGAGTTGGCGGTCAAGGTAATTGTATAGTTATTATTTGCAGTTGCGTATGTATGTGTAATTGGTGAAATACCTAAAACCGCCTGTTGTGGTGATCCGTCCCCCCAATCTAATGTATAAGTACATAGTTGTAAAAACTTAACAAATTCTAAATCAGAGGTATTGTAAAAAGTATAAGTATATGGGTTAATTGTATTTGCGGTAACAATAAAATTATTTAACACATCAGCTTGTAAAACTAAACCATCAAAAGGTGTATAATAACCCAAGTCAACGGCAGATTCTGTTATTAATATGTTTACCGATAAACCAGTTAAAAATGAAGTCCCTCCTGTGTTTCCACTTAAAATATAACTCATTGGAAGATAAACCCCTGTTGTTCCTGTTGTTGTTGCGCTTGTGGTTGTTGCTGTTAAACAACAAGGATCAATGATTGTTGTAATATCTGTTTCTCCTGTGTATGGAACAAAAATAATATCACTTTTGATATTCTCAGGGGAAATAATAAACTTAAATTCTTGTAATTCCATTATGGGTTAACATATTCATACCAGATTATCGGTGAGTTTGAATCTCCAACTCTTAGAGTTGTTGATGTTGAAAACACTTCGTAAGTTTTATCGTTATAATCTAATTCCACCTTATAATAAAAATAGTCCTCATTATTAAAATCAAACTTGCTTGGGGTTATTAAATCTTGTCTTGTATTTGTCATTTGTTTAAAAACTCCTTCTCTTGCATCAAAAAATTTGGCGGTCATATAAAAAGTTGATATATCTATAAAATCCCTACTTCTTAACCAATAAATAAAAAACCCTTCTTTATCATTTCCAATATAATCCAAAACCATTTTTGGTTTTTTAATTTCAACAGGAGGTATGATTGGCGATAAAACTACGGTTTGTGTCAATCCTTGTTGAACGGGGAGAATTACTGACAAATAAATTTGTTGTGTTTTTTCTTCTTTTGTGTCATAAAAATCTAATTTAAAAAAAGATTTTGTGAAAGGTTTTGAATAATAATAAACGTCTTGAACTGAAAATCCATTATTCAAATATGTGTTTGACCATGCTCCAACCGTAGTTGCCGTTATTGGTTGGGAGTCATCATAAAAATTAAATTCATAATTAATTGCTGAGTCACCATTATTAAACACATTATGACTAAATCTTGCAATTTCAAAATCGGCAGCAACTCCGGTAACCTGTTTAACCATCTCTGTTTCATATTCAGAAATGCTTTCGTCCCTACCCATAAAATCCCATTGCATATTAATGGGAATATTAACATATTTGTTAATATCATCTTTTACAATTTTTATTCTACTCGCATTCATCGGCTATTGGGTCAGCAATTGTTGTTATGTTTATAGGAACCGCTCCAGTTTGAGCGTAATCACTTGGTATGTTGTAATTTTCGGGGGTAACTCTAAATATTGTGTTTGTAAATGGGTAATGTGCGTTATTTAAAAAAGGAAAATCAACGCCAACACCATCTGTATCAACAAGTCCATATGGATATAAATCTCTCCATCTAAATAAAGCATTCATTGTTGAGTAATATGCATAATCAGGAATACCAACAACATTTAAAGAACTTCCTTCTTCAATATAATCAGAAAAAGCCCTAATTTGAATTGGACTATGTGGTTGATAAAAATACCCAAAAGAATTATTTGAGTTTAGTGTGGTTGCCGATAAACTAAACCAATTTTGGTCATATGTTATCTTATGTTGATATATTGAAATTACTCTTTCAAGTTGTTCAAAATTATTCCATTCACAAAAATCTCCGTCTATTGTGTCTCCTGTTGTTAATAATTCATTATAATAAAATGGTCCTTTATTTAATAATGAAAAATATTGATTTTGGAGTATAGTCGTATTTGAATTTGCATTATTTTGATCCCACCATATTTGTGGTTGTTTTTGATCTAAAAAAGTATTAAAATACCAACCTTGTTTTAATTTTTGTGTCCACCCAAAATAACCTCTCCAAATTGTGGTAAAAAATAATTCACTAACGGGTCTGTTTTCATTATCCAATAAATCAAGAATATCCACATCACAATTAAATGATAAAGTATATGCTCTTGATCCTTCTTTAACTGATGTTCGTTTTCTTTGGTTTGGTGTTAATGATTTTATTTCACATTTGGTTTTATTGTTATAAACATTTTGTTCGTATCCTGCGTTTACCAATACCGCACATTCAGGATTTGTTAATATTTTATGTTTTCTAACATAATATTTACTGATTGTATCAGCAGAATTAGACGCATTTATAACCCTTTTGAATGTTCCTTGTGTGAAGGTTTGAAACGTAGTTCCTGTATATCCAACATTTAATATGTTAAAAATATATTCATCGGATCCTGAAGCCGTATCTCCCAAACTAGTTACTTGAAAAAAATCATTCCCATTATAGTTTGTTGATAGTTGAACAAATTCTCCAACCGATAATCCATGCATAACAGGACATTTAAAACTAATAACCCTTGTTGTTTGATCACTACCAAGAGTTACATAATATGGTAACCCATCTTGTGCCACCCAATTCCAAGAAATATTTGTATTTGGCTCAATGGCATAAAGATTTTTAGTGTAATCATTTTGATATGCGTAACTTAAATAGTGTGACCAATTATATGTGGTCGCACTAATTGATTTAAAATCTAAATGTCTTCCGTTTCCAATCGTATACCCCAAAACATCATTATCGGTTCGTATAAAATCAAACTCGGGATATTGGGGAAATCCATCCCAAGGAACATTTTGGTTCATTGGTTGTGGTGGAACTGATGGTGAATTACCTGAAGGATAATATGATATTGCGTTTGATAACGCATTTGTATAATAAAGATTGTCTCTAAACGGGGGGTATAATGTTGTGCCCGTTAAAGCGTTTTCAAACAAAACTGAATATTTTGTTACAGGTCTAAATATTGTGGATAATTGTCTTTCTTCATCAAACACATTTGCAAGATTTAAATCAACACTTCTATCAAATTCTGTTAAATCTTTACTAGACTGATTTAATGGTATATTGATAAACTGATCCGTTTTTGGGGCTCCCTTATATCGTTGTGTCGACTCTATTATTCTTGTTGTTGGATCTATCTGCATTTTACTCTTCTGCTGTTGCTACATAAAGTTTATAGAATCTATCTACGGCGGTCTTTCCGTTATTTAAACCAAAGTAAAAATGATAAGGTGCTCCAACAACCACCGACTGATTAGCATTACCACTAGGTATACCCTGATTAACTATTGAAGGGGGTATGAGTGGTTCTGGTACACCAGCTAAAGTATAATTTGTTATATACCCCAATTTAGTTGTTGATGTTATATATTTTTCACCTAAAGTTGTGAAATCTAAATCTTGATATTTTTTCTTAAAGAACCCTTGTCCAATAACATTTGTATACCAATTATTATCTTCTGTTCCAAAAATATTTTGGCTTGGGGAGCTCGTTTTCAAAGACCATTTATAATGTGGTACCACTTGTGATTTAGAATACCCAAACTTTTCTTCAATTAACGGAGTGAAATTATATGTTTCAATTCCAGGTGATTCAATTTTTCTATATTTTAAATTTTCTTGTGGTGTCTGAAAAAATAATCCCATAACAGGTTTAATTTGATCAGGAGTTGGTGCCCCATTATCTCCAAAAAAGATATATTGATTACTTGGCACATTTTCACTTATAAATGGTAAAACTTTCCACTCTGAATTAATGGATAACATTTGAGCCCAATCTCCGTCAATTCTATAACCACCTCTTGTACTATTAAAGAATTGAATAATTCCTTGCCCTTCAGTTGAATTGTCCCCACTAGATATCGGAATCATTCTTTGTCTAACTCCATCATTAAGTATTCTTGAAAGAAACCCAAGTTGTATAATGTCAGAATTGTCTTGATATGATGTGGCTTTTAATTGATTTCCATAATAAGACCCAAAACCATCAATACCTCCAGAACAACAAACTTCGTTTATAAAATAATCTCTAGGCCCTAAGTCAACAACGGTCGTTGGGAATTGTATTTGTTTTACATTATATCCAAATCCAGGAAAATTACTAAACGAACTTTGTGAATTATAGTTTGGTGAGTCTTTTCCAATAAACTCTTGTATTGTATTATTCCAAGGTGATGATCTATAATAAAAATTATTACTTAATTCGTTAAATACAATAACATTTTCACAATAATTATAATTTGGATTAGTCGCGTTAACCCCAAATGTTGTTCTTTTATTGAAATTAAACATATATAAAACCCCGTTGATCCAATTATTCTGAAATACTTGTCCAAACACCCCTCTACAAGCCGCGAAGTTCATAGTAAATCTTGTTTTCCATTCTAAAAACAATTTAGCATCTCTAAAGTACTCCGGAATTAGATATAATTTTTTAAACACTGGAATACCTGTTTCTATGTAGTTTAGTAAACAATAACATCCATTTACCATTCTATTTGACGGTATTGCGCATTGTCCTGCTGGTAAAACACCAACATTGTTTCCTGAACCACTATAACACTCTAAAGGAACCATTCCTTCACAAGTTAATGTTTCTGTTAATCCTGTTGTGATCGGATCATCATCTTGTGATTCACCAGATATTAAGTCTCCACCTACACCTATCGTTGGTTGAGTTTCATTACCATTTTGACCATAAAATGAAAAGTTATCATTTTGGTGAAGACCATATCCTGTTTGAGTTCCTGATGGTCCGTTTTGAACGTTTGTAGATGTTGGTAATCTATCTGATCTCATCACTATACGATTACTATATGTCGTTGGGAAAGATATTGGATTTAGTCCATATCTATAATAGGCGGGAGAATAAAGTGCCGATAAATTACCCATACTATTCACTCCCGTGTAGAATGTTGAGCCAGTATTAAAATATTCACCCTTTTGACAATCTTGATTACAAGGTGGGTTACTATTATTGTTTCCTGTTTGCATGTTTAAATTTGTAAACTGAAAATCATTTACCCACCTTAAATAAGTTCCTCCGACAGTATAGTAAGATGTTGATGGTATTGGTAATCCATAACCATTCGCAATTGTTTGTTGTAATGATGTCGTACTTAAGTTATTTGTTTGCCATTGACCTGGATATGGTGAATAGGTTGTTGATAAAATATCATCGGTACTTAAATAATAATATGGTAAATTAGATGTAAAAGCGGTATATTGTATTGGGTCTGGAGTGAAAGTAAATGAAGGGAAATATAATGTTTGATTATTATTATTTGTGGTATTATGTGTTGTAGGTTTTAATAATGTGTTTAATGGTTGTATTGGAACATTTAAATAATAATCTCCTTGTATTGTAATATTCCCATAAGATTTACCAAATATTTTAGATAAGTCATAAGATATAGTTTGTTTTGTAGTAAACGGATCTACACCTCTTACAAAAATACAAATTTCATAAGTTTGATAATTTTCCATCACACCAATTATATTTGAAAGGGTATTACTACCCCCACATGGTGCAATATAACTTATGTCGTGTAATAAATAAGTTTGAGGATAAAATCCTGACGCTGATGTATAATTTGATTGGTTTATAAAATCGGTATATGTTATTCCTGTAATTAATTGAAAATACTCAAGATCTGTGGGATATTGAAGGTATGACTGCTCAACATTAGGATTTCCTACAACAGGAAGTTGACTCACTTGTGGTGAATTAATAACAATATTTGCCGTTAATCCATTTGACGGATTTGATGGGTCGGCATAAGTTAAAGGTAATGATGTTTGTCCTGTAAAAGTTGTTCCTGTTATTGAATTATTTTGGAATTGGTTGATTGTTGCTCCCGTCAAATTAACCATCCTAAGAGTAGATCCTGAGTCCATATAATTTGGGTCTTGGAAAGTAATAATATTTCCAACACCTAAAGATTCGGTAGATCCTGCGGTCATTAAAACAACAATTACCTGATCCTCATATGGTGTTGATCCCGATGTTGGATTCACGGTTGTTTTTATTCTATTAACACCAGTTCCGAACGCACTTATCGTACTACTTTTAAAGTATTTATCTCTAGTGTTAAATTCATTTAATTTTTGTGAAAACGTTACAGAAGTAGGATATGCAAAAAATCTATCGTCCGCCCCCGCATTTTTTTCTGCCGAGAATAAAAATGGTTGTGGTGCTTTTAATAAATAGGCCTCATTTGGTAAATACCTATTTGGGTCTGTTGAACTAATAACGTCAGATCCAGAAGCAATTCTTATATAATCTAAAGAAGCCTTAACAACAACATCAACACTTATTTCATCTTGACTTGTGGCTTCAAGTAAAGTTGTAAATGATTTACATGGGGGGAAAGGGTCATTTCCATTTGGGTCATTGTTTAAATTTGGGTGGTCTAAAGTGTATGCACCTGAAGAATTTACGGGGGCAATTAATGTTTTTGGTGTTGATAACTGAGTATTATTTGATCCTCCACCCGATGATTGTGCCGCAGTATTAATTTCATTGTAAACAGAATTTGAGTCAAAATCATCACTCATGTCTGCATTTTTACAATCGCAGTCACAACTTGTACAATCAGGATATGAAATCATTGGTAATCCAATTCTTGGGAATCCTTTTATTTTTACCGCCGCAAATATTGCAAAAGCGGTAAAAGTGGCCGCTAATACCGCAGAAAACACGGCTTTAGCAATTAATACAAATTGTTTTATAAGTAATCTAACAGCCTTAGCTAATGCTCCTGTATCAACAACAGGACCCGCCAAACTAGCGTTTATTGCACTAAGTTGTGCTTCAATAATTTCGGAAGCGTTTTCAAATACCGCTTGCGCATCATCAATCGCCTGTATTGTTAATACAATACCCAATATAATTAAAACATATTTTAATATAGGCCACAAAAATGAAATAAAATGAGCGACAAATAAAAGTACTAAAATCGGAAAAGTTAAAATATTAATTAATATGTTAAAAACAAAAAATATCGCATCAAAATTTCTAATAATATCATTTACAGGAAATGTATTTACGGTTGACTTACAAGATCTATTATCAATTTCTTTTATACCCAAATGTTTTGCTCTACCAATACCTTTTTTATATCGGTCCAAAAACATAGTTGTTGTATAAACTTTATTATAACCAAATTCATAAAAAGTATCTTCACAATTTAAAGCCTCCTGAACATTTGCATAGTCATCCCAATCGGTGCTAAAAGCATATGATCTTAATAAATTAAATAATTCTTCTTGGTATGAGGTGAATGAAAATGATTGAGGTTGTGAGGAGTCAATTGGTGTTCCCACAATTTGTATAGTATCCCCAAAATCAAATGGTATTGAATTTAAACTTCCAAAATACAATTGGCCATTAAGATAAATTGAATATGAACTTACGTTGTTGGTTACAGGTTGTGATAACCCTAAATTATATCCAAGATTATTTATTATGGTAGTTCCTGTAACTAATCCAGCGGAAATTGAATAATTGTATGTTCCTGGTGATAAATTTGTAAATGGGTCGTTTGATGAATTATATGTATTATTCCAACCATACTCTTTGATGTTTGGAACTAAAAAATTTGCTCTTTGAAAACTTCCTTGAAGTCCTTGTTCGTTTTGCCATTTAAATCTAAATCGGTATTTTCCTTTTGTTGGTATTCCTTTTTTTGGGTCGTTTGAAATTACTTGTTGTCCAAATTCATTTGTAAAAACATAATCAAGATTCATTGGAACATTTAACAAATACGTCCCGTCAGCATCTATTACCTTACCTTCTTGTTCTATTTCATATCTTTCTAATATTGGAAGTCCATTATCATCTGAAAATATGGTTTGTCTAATAGCTTGAATTTCACCAGGTCCCGCAACTAACTCACATAAATTCCCCGTATTATTTTTTGGTTTACAACTTACTTTCAACGCATCGTCATCGGTTGTTGAAATAATTGACCCCATGAATATTGCCGTTGGTTGTATATTTATATTTGCTTGTTTTGTTAAATCAAAATCAACTCTTGTAATTCCAACTTGACAAAGATCTGCGTCTCCCCAAAATGGTCTAACATCAACATCAAAAACCAAGTTTTTAATTTGTGGTAGTTCTCTAAGGTTTGTTGATGATTTAAATTTGGCGCCGTTAACTTGTGTTTCTGTCGCCAATCCTTGTTGGATTAAATCTTGTGGTGATAATGAAAAACATCCTATGTCTGATAAATCAACATCCATCACAATTGTTTGAGTTCCAACTGGAACCCCAAAAATCATAAAGTCACCACTTTCATTTGTGGTAACAGTAAATCTATAATATTTATCGTATACTTCAATATACGATCCGTCCATTAAAATATCCCCTTTATTTGGAAATGATCCTGTTGATACGTGTCCGTTATATGATGGTAACTTCGGTAAAAGATTATACCTATAACCATCTTCATTAGTTTCAGTAATGGTTTTATATGGATATAATTCTGAAATTACAGGGTCTAATTCATCAGCAGATTCCAATGGAATAAAAACCGAAACCTTCGCATTTGGTAATCCAAAACCCCCATTAACAAAAACTCTACCGGTTACAACACCATAATCAGCACAAAATCTAGTATATACATCATTTGCTAAAATCTTTAAAGATAATACCTCCAAAGACTCCCAATCTTGTTCTAAATTTACATTTATATACTTATCAACACCGACTTCGGTTCTTATTCTATACGATTTACCCATTAAAAAACGTTTTTTTCATAAATAGTTTATTTGCTATTTTGATAAAAATAGTTATAAGTTGAAAAAAATAAATTACTATGAAAAGTTTACTGATTTCAGGTTCAAAACTCTAACATTAATATCTTTATTTGGATACCTAATTTGGTAAGTTTGTGTTGGTGTCGCAAACAAAGTATCTGCTGTTGGTCGAATTTGTCTTGTAAATGGATCTGCGTATGGCATAGAAGTTTGTGCAGATGAATACTGACCCCCAACTTGATTAAAGAATAATATATCTGTAATACTTACAATACCATTTTCTGATTGAATTAATCTTCTTAATTCTGATATGTTAACATTTTGACCAAGATTTCTAACCAATGGGTTAAAGAAGTCGGTAATAATTTGAATTGTTTTTGAAATGATTGCCCCTTGATTTTGGCTATTATCTAATACAACATCCACAGTAACAGATAAGTCAATCGTTTCTGCAGCTTCAATAGATATATAATCATTTATCATTCTATAATTAGATAAATAATTGGCAACATTTTGTTTTAAGGTATTTGATACAACATTTGTTAATGTTCCACTAGAGTCATAAGACAACATTTTAATTCTTATCTTATTATTTTCTTCTGTAATCGCAACTTTTGCTGGTGCCCCAAATTGAGAAGGCATCGTTCTAATAAGTGAATTATAATCATTTACGGTTACCGCTCTATTCTGTGCCGCAAAGTTAAACGCGACCAAATTTCTAACATCTTCCGTTGTTGGTGGATTCGCTCCTCCAATTGCTGCGGTTACATTATTACATTGTAAACTATTGATAACACTATTATTCACACTTTGTGAAGGACCGTTAACAGCAAAAGAAACCGTTCCAATTTGATTTATGGTGTTAATTCCCAAATTACTTGATAAACCACCACCAATTCTATATTGAACGAACAAAGTTGTGTTTGGTGGTAAAGCAGCGCCCAAAGCATAATTATTTGTATATCTACTTAAATCAAATCCTTTTCCGTCAATAGCAAATTGTCTTAATTGTTCGTCTGCTGAAATGTTTCCACCACCAAAAGTCGTTTTACAAAACCCTTGTGGTGTATATTCAGAAATAAATTTGTTTGATGTGGTAATATAAGTTCCAACTTTAATACCTGGCTGATCCGAAACTTTTGTTGGGTCTTCAACAAATACCCTATCTTGAACCAAAGCGTCCACCTCAAACCATCTTTCGGGACCCAAAGTTAAAAAATCTTGTGGGTTAGGTATCGTTGAATATTGTGTTCCTTGTTTTAATAAAACACTTGTAATACCTAAAACATTTTTTTCAGGTAAAAATAATTCTAAATAAGGTTTTGAATCATTTGGTGTAATAACTCTTTTATATACTTTTGTAATACCATTAACAACAACTTCTCTTTTAACAATGGTATAATTTAATAATTTACCACTACTATCAAAGTTTGGTATTTTAACTCTATTTGGCGATCCTTCAGCATTGATTGGTGACGCAAAGTCAATATCATATACCGTTTCAAATGGTTGTCCTCCACCATTAACTTGTGATCCTCTTCTTAATACACCACAATATCTTAAATCTTCTCTATCACCAAAAGCCGGAACCGTAATTGAAAAGTCAATTAAAGCAACCGATGGTCTTTGTCCGGGAACTTTTAATCCGTATGTTCTTGCAATATTGTATACCGAATTTTTTTGTTGAGCAAATTGTAATACGGTTTCTTGTATACTTCTATCTATTTGATAATTTAAATTATCGGTAACCGCAGCATTTAAATCCAACATCACAGAAAAAATACCTGCATCATTAAAGTTTTGAACCAAATCAGGATAATAAGTTCTTGTAAAATTAATTAATTCAGTTCTTACTCCTTGAAAGTCTCTAACCGTGTATGATATTTTTTTCTCTGCCATATATAATATTAAATATTGATAATGATAAAATCTTGAGATTCAAAAGCCGAATCTGTTATACGATAATCTATTTTGATTTTTGCGGTGTGTTCTAAAGTTGCGATATTTGTAACTTTAAACTCCCTTTCTCCATCTCTATTCACGGTATAACCTTTATCTTCTAAACCCGCAGATGCCGGTTCAACAGTAATGTTTGTTACTTGTAAATTTGGCATATATGTTCCAATTGTACTTCTTATCTCGGCCTCAATGTCAGAAAATGTTGGTCCGTCTAAAGGTTCAAATATGTATTCATAAAGACGAGTTCCAAAATCAGGTAAAAAATACCTTGATCCTTTTCTTGTTAATAAAAGATGAACAAGATTTGCCCTAATCTCACCCTCAGTAGAATTTGTCACATCCAAATAACGTCCAGTGAAAGAGTCAACAAAAGGAAAAGAAATTCCATAAGTAATACCATTTGCCATATCACTTATAAATATAAGTTATCGTTTTTTTAAGTAAAAAAAAATCACTACCGAAGTAGTGATTTTTGTAAATTTTTAGTTCCCTTTTGGTAAATAGGTTCGTAAGGACAATGTTTACAATGTGATCCGCAACAACTTCCTCGTTTAATATGGTATTCTTCAGTCATTACGATTCTACCATTATCGTCTGTATAAAAATCAGGTTTAGGTGACATTTTTGTAGTCTCCTGAACATATAACTGTTGTATCCAATCGTTTGATGCGTTTATTGCCATAACTTATACTATTTCACATCCAGACGCTCCACAAGCAACTTCACCACTAAGATTTGTATTATCTTGTAATTCAATGACTTTAGTTAAGTCAACATTTGTTAATGTCTTAACTAATCTTTCAAAATCTTCTTGTATACAATCTTCAAAAGGTGCTTGGGTATAAGTTCCTCCGTTGTATGGTAATACTGAAAGTCCATTGTAAAATTTTCTATTTTTCCACATCCAATCACCAACTTGTTCCCACTCATCTTCTTTAACTGAAATTGTAGCCGAAACATTATGTGTATTTTGTCCTGTTCTGTGACCAGATCTAACCCACTCTTTTGAAACTTTTTTAACTCTTTCTAACATTTCAAACACTGACTCATATCTCAAGATTGACCCTTCAGGTGCTTTTTGTGGAATTGTAATTACTGCGGTATCGTGTGGACGAAAGAACTCATCTTCAACAAGTTCGGGGTGATTGATTGCAAGATAAGAATAAATTGCCTCATTTTTTCCAACACGAATTCTTCTTAAATAATAATCATTATGCCAAGCGTGAATTCCTGATGAGGTTCCCAAAACTAAAGATGATGTTCCTGATGGTTTAACGGTTGTTGTTCTTGCTGCCGCATTGATTCCAATAAGATTTGCAACTCTTTCGTTTTCATCTTTAACAGATTGTGCAGCTGCTTCCATATCATAACCTAAAACAACTCCTGATCCAATACCCGTCATTCCAACACCAATAAGAGCATCTTTTTCTGTGGTTCTTTTCCATACATCGCGAAGGTAATGGAAATCAGTATATCCCGCTTGAAGTGTCCCAATGAACGCAGCCCCTTTTACTCGTTGTTCAAAATCTTCTTGTGATTCAATATCAGAAGCATTTACCTCACATAAATTACAGAACTGATAAGGACGAAGTCCGATCTCACAACAAGGATTTGTTCCCCAATCTTTATCGTTTGATAAATAAATTCCGGGTTCTCCTGCTCCTGACAATTCAATTCTTTTCCAAAGACCCATAAAATATTCTTTGGTTATTTTGTGACGAAGAAGTACCGCCGAATTGTTTGCTCTTCCTCTTTGTGGATTTTGTTCCCACCAATTTCCTGACTTACAAGAAATCATTTCTTCATCATCCGCAGAGAATAACGAAATTAAAGCGGCCCTTCTAATTCCACCAGCAAGAACTGCGTCTGCGATATGACAAACGATATCGTGAGTTTCAATTGGTGTTAATTTTTCGCGATCGTTTTTAGATTCAAATACTTTTGTAATGTTGTGAATACAATCTTTAAGTGGTTGTGGGCCAGGTGCCTTTCCTCCTGATGTAACCAACAACGCTCCTTTTTGACGAATGTCTGAAAAATCAAAAATTGGTGTTGATGATTTTATTCCAAAATAAGATTCAACCAATACTTTAATTGCGTCCGCCCATCCTTCAATAGAATCACCGATCAAATATCTTCTTGTTCTATTTGGGTTTGGTTTTTTAATTTCAGGTAATTTATCAACGTGGTGTTTTTGAACTGAAAACCCAACTCCTGTTCCTCCTAAAAGTAAAAACATAGTTTCAGAAAACGCATCTTGGTGATCAATTGGCAAATATGCACAATTATAAACCCTGTTTGGTGAAATTTCAATTGGTTTTCCGCCAAATTGTAAAGACCTCATTGATGGAAGAATTTTTTTATCATATACCATTTGATAAACGTTTTCAATTTCTTCTTTAATTTGTGGGTATTTTTTTTGGTGCATTTCTTTATTTCTTGTCACCAATTCTTCCCAAGTTTCTCTTCTATTTAATTCGGGAATGAATTTTGCGTATTTCATATACACCGTAATGTTGCTTAATATTTTTTGTGAAATATCCATTTTTTTTTAATTTTAAAATTATGATTTAATTATTTACAAAAGATTGTGGCTTTTGTGACTCTTTTTCTTTTCTTTTTTCAAGTAACTCCCTAACTCTTTGTCTTTGTCTTTCTTCTTTTTGTTCTTCAATCCCTAAGAATGTCATAGAGCTTTCTGTGTCAATATCTAACATTGCATTATCAAATTTACAATTTTCAAACACAATCCCGTCATCACCAATTCTTGATTTTGTAATTGCAATTGTTGCCAGTTTCAATTCTTTTTGTTGTAATGTTTTGGCCACAGATATAATTACGTGTCCAACTTGTGCCTTTTTAATTGACCCTCCCATTTGATCTGTTGTTACAACTTCTGATGAAATTGAAGCTCTATTTCCTTGTGTCGCCGTCCAACCAACAAGATCCATTTCATGACACATCGCCTCAAATGCTCTCATAACCGATCCTTCGCTTTTCCATTCATCACCCAAGTTTTTGTCTGGAACAACACAATCAATATAATCTAAAACTACCATGTCTATTTTTATCCCATCAGAAACCATTTTTCTAATTTGATTTTTGATTTGTAACATAGTCATCGTATCAGAAGCCAATTTTTTCATTATCAACTTGTTTGGCATAGACTCTTCAATTTCCCTAACTCGTTTCATAACATAATCTTTTTTCTCTGACAAATCGTCAGGATGAACCTTTGTAAATAATGTGTAATGTTTTCTTTGAATTACCTTTGGGTTATCTTCAAAAAACACTTGAAGGACATTAAATCCAAGATTAAATGCGTGATTTGCAATCTTTGTTAGAATTGTTGATTTACCCACACCAGTTGGTGCCAAAATTACACCAATCTCACCTTTCGCCAAACCACCTTTAAGTAGTCGGTCAATACCAGGGATTCCCATAGGGATTGGGTGTCTATAGTCTTCTTCTAATACCTGATCAATGTTTGAAAATATATCAGTCATTGATGTGTCTTTTGCACCAACTTGAAGTGCGGTTTTAACCAACTCTTCTAATGTGTCGTAATTTTCAAACTCACCTCCGTCAATTATTTTCTGAGCCTTACCCATTACCTTTTGAAGCTCTTGTTGTTTACAGAATTTTAAAGCCTTTTCTTGAACAAAACCAACGCCATCAATAGGTGCGTCCTTAATTTTCTTAATTGTGTCCATCACAATTTTTGATGCCAGTTCTTGTTGTAACTCTGATTTTGTTATTTGTTCAAGAGTCTCAAATGATGGTGTATGATCATATTTGATATAATATTCCCTAATCATTTGAATTATGATTTTGAAGTATTTGTTTTCAAAATAGTTGTTTTCAATTACATCAATAATAGAATGTGAAAAATCCTTATCTACTATAATCTGATTTAAAAGTTGTAATTGAAATGTATTTCCTAAATACTCAAAATTTTTACTCGTTGCCATTGTCTTGTTTCTCCTTTCGTATGATAAATACTATTAATTTTTAATAAGTTCGGGATAAAAATAATTAAAATTTTTACCTGAAAAAATGTCAGTTAGACCCGACATGATCGTTTTTAACTTTGGGCGTAGGTCTACGGTGTATCTTACCTTTGGGGGGTATACTTTCGCGTCAAACTGCCTATGACAAATTGTCAGGTCTCCAACCTTAATAATTAAA